CCGCTGACCGCCGGCTTTCCTGCGGATACATTGCCGACTGTATTCGCCATATTGACCTCCTTGCTTAATAGTTGTCGTAGTAATAAATGTCGAACACGGCCTGATAACGTGGTATCTTGTCGGCCGGGTTCGTAAAGTTGTAATCTGTGATGTATCGAGTGCCGTAGATCTCTGATACCATCTCGGGGAGCTTGGTGGCTGCTTCCTTCACGATCTCGTTGGTTTCCGCTGCCTGGGCGAGGGTTCCTCCATACGATTGAAACGCAAAAGTCGCCCGCTTAACGTGGTTTTTGGCGGAACCTCCGGTCTTCTCGATAAGCACATACGGAACGCTCACGTCTTCAGGTCTCATCATGTAACACGGGACATTACGACGTTGAAGTTCCGTTCTTATGCACCAATATAATGAGGTTTCGATCATGCCTTCTCCTTACTCGTACCGCTCCACCATAACCTTCTTGTTCCAGGACAGCGGAATCAGATCCTCGATGCCCTCTGTAGGAATACCGAACGCCCTCCAGCTCTTGCCGAAGAAATCCACCTTCCGGTTCTCCCAGTCGTGCGTATCGCCCTTCGGGATCCCCAACGTATAAACTGCCTTTCGCCCATACAGATTCGTCGTATCCAGGATGTCCGTAGAGCTTGCCGGAGAAACGAGCACGTTGTGGACTTCTACAGGAGTCTCCACAGTAGTCGGCTCCCCGAAGATGTCTGTCCCGGTCTGTGTCACCGTATAGAGTGTAACTGTGATTCCCTTCATGATGTCACCTCCGGGACAAGCTCCTCGACCGGGCTGTATGATCCAATACTGTTCGCAACGCCGAGCATCCGCCGTTCTTCTTTGGACACGTACAGCTCTCCGGTTCCGCCTCCGCCACCGATCGTCCAGCTCTGCGAATAGCCAAGAGCAGACTGACTGCCCTGTGTTGCCCCGATCGGGACGCCATCGCTCTGGCCGTCACCGAGGGCTCTTATGACCATCCTGCAGGAGACGAGCTCTTTTACGCTCTCGTCCGCTTGCTGGTTATAGGAGTCAATCTGTACGGCCGCATCGCCCAGAAGCCGACTGCATACAGAGATTTCTCCCTCTGACAGCGTTCTCGTCATGCGAGCTTGTACATCTTCAACTGTTGCGTATGCCATACTCGGCCTCCTGTGTTACTTCGTTTTCTTCGCTTTCGGCTTCGATGCGGGTTTCTTTCCAGAAGAAGAAGCGGCCAGTTTGTGGCCGGCCGCCTTATACTCTTCTACTCGATCATCCGCGACCCACATTTCAGAGCCGGTCAGCTTGTTGATGAATAAGACCAATTAAGCGTTATACGCAGCAGTCAGCAGGTTGAAGCAGTCTGTATCAGCGCGGAAACCGATCTCGATCTCTGCTCTAACCGCAAACATGTTCTTCTGGAACAGGTTGATGGTGTTGCTGTTGCTGTCGGTCAGTGTTGCATCCTCGGAATAAGTGATGCGTACACCCTCGACGGTTCCGTACATGGCCTGCGACCAGTCGCCTGCGCATCCGACAATCGCCGGTACTGCCGGAGTTGTGCCGGATGTAGCTGCGCCAGCCTTATAGGCTCCCTTCGTCACCTTGACCGGAGCGCCCAGTACGACCGGAACGCCACCCTCAGCGACGTTATTGATGAACAGCGGGCGCTTCTGCTGGTCTGTGGCTGCAAGCAGGACACCCTGGCCAGCCGGGGATAATGCAATACCATTCATGATACCGCCGTGGCTTGCGATGTCAGTCTGAGCCGCTACCAGTCCCGCATACGCGTCGGTTGCAAGACTCTGCTTGGTGCAGCTGCCGAATACGTCGAAGTTGGAACCAGGCGCGGAACCTGCGAATACAGTTGCGTCGAACTTCATGCCCAGCGCTCTCGGAAGTCTCTCGACGAGTGCATCATACAGAGCAGACACGTCTCTTCTGAACTCCATGGAGAACGGGACGATAACAGCCAGCTTATAGGGCTGCATGACCTTTGTGGTAAGGCCGGGATTTGCGACGGGCTTCGCATCGGTCTCATCTACCCAGCTCGCCTCCGGGTCGCTTGTGATAACGTTGATTGCTGTGCCTCTTCCCGGCAGGTTGATCTGACGGGCCAGCTGCATGATCGCAGATTCGTGCTGCACCTTCTGCAGGATTTCATTGGATACATCAGCCGGAAGAGTAATGTTAGTTCTGTTGGTTGCTGTTCCTGACATTTCTTTCTCCTTTTTTTAACCGAGGGCCTCGTTCGCCCATGCTTCAAAGCTATCTTTAGGCGTGCCCTTCTTCGTAATAATTGGATCGCCAGCGTCCTTTACCGCCGGATAGCCTGGCTTCTGGTCGCGGAACTGGATGATTCCGTTTGCCTGTTCCCTGCACTCTTCTTCCGTTGTTCCGGTAAGAAGCTCCGCCGGTACGCCGGTCTGCTTTGATACCTCGTCACGCATCTTCCGCAGTTCTTCGGCGGCTTTGATGCCGTCAAGTTCCGACTGGAGTTTGTTCGCACGCTCCTGTGCTTTTTCCAGTTCGGTCTTTTGGGCTTCCTCCGCTTCATCGAACTTCGCCGCTTTCGCTTTCAGTTCCTCATAGTCCGAATACTTTGAGACCCTGTTAGCTACGATCCTGTTGACGTCTTCCTGTGTGAACGTCTTCGGTGTCTGTTCCGCCTCTGCTTCCGGTGCGGTCTGAGTGGTCGCATTAACGTCCTGAATGTTCTCAGTCATGTCTTTACCTCCTAATGAGTAAAACCTCGTTTAAGGCACGAGTTGCCAATAAAAAAGCACCCGTTAAGGTGCTTGCTTGACTTTATTAAATCAGCCGTCAGGCCTCAATTCTTTTACTATGTCCTGCGCTCTCCGGAACGCCTCATCATCTTCCCACCATGAGCCTCTCGCCCAGATGGTACGGTCTTCGTTGATAACAGACCCGCCTGTAAGACAGTCTCCGTGATCGACTATGCTCGGGACCAAGTTCAGGACGGTCATGTCCAGATGCGCCTCGCATATGAAATCATAAAAAAAGCTGTCGTCGTATTTGTTCTCCTCGACATTCCTCCGGTATATGTCCCGGAACACTGCATCCTCATAGAACCACTTCGCACACTCTCCGGCGATTTCGTCCGGGATTCTGATGCACTGGAAGCTGTTCCACATAAAGACCGCCGAGACCTTCCCCGGCATCGGTTCAAGCTGTTGCCAGCCTATACGACCGAATCCGCAAACGAGACCATCATCATGCGCTCTTGTCTTCTCTGCAAAATCCGAAGCCAGGACGACATCATCCTGCAGGTGCCAGGTTCCACCGTCACGCTTTCCGCACTCTTCAAAGGACTTCATACAGCTTATAAGATTCCCGTCGCCGTTCCTGTCCATCCAGATCTCGATCTCTTCTACCGGGATTCCCTGCCGCTTCATCTCGGGGACCATATACCCCTCGACGAACCACTCCCTCGCCGGGCATGCGTGAATCAGGTACCTCATACGTCAAGTTCCTCCGATGCAGAGCTTTCCCGCTCTTTCCGCTTCTCATATGCATCACGCTTCTGGGCGTTTATCTCTTCGCTGTTTTTGTTGTAGATCTCCCGCCTCATTGCGTTGACCTTCTGCCTCCAGCCTGTTCCCTCGGCACTATCGTACATCTGCTGGTACTCTTCCGGGTCGTACCCTTCTACGTCAACGTCCCCAAAGCTGATAGCGAACGTGCAGTCACAGTTTGCATGTATGTGCTCCGCGTGGTTGCCTTCCAGCTGACTCCGCGATGCCCTCTGCCATCCGTTACCGGCGAGCATTAGACAAAACGCGCACGTGTCTCCGCTCGGGATCCATGCCCAGTATGCGCCGTCCCGGATCGCGTTCTTTAAGGCCGTGTCTGCCCCCGCCATCTTTACCAGCCTGCCGACGGCTGCCGGCGTTATCTCCGGGTTAACCTTCAAAGTACCGTATACGGTTTTCGCAGTCTCTCCGTAGGTCGCTGTCGCTGCAGGAACCGCAGCCGGTACGGAAGCCTTCGACAGGATCGCTATTGCATCGTACATCTCGCAGGCGGCAGCAGCGGCGCCCTCGCCGTACTTTGTCGCCACCTGATAAGCGTGATCCACGATCAGACTTGCACCGGCTTCCAGTGATATCCCCTGCTTTGCCAGCGTTCGCTGATACTGGATCATCTCTTCGGCTGCTTTATTGTTTAATTTACGGAGAACGCCGATGTATTTCTGCCATGTCTTTCGTTTAATCCTCATTCTGCTTCAATCTCGCTTATAACATTCAGGCCTCGGTTCAGCTGCTCCTGCGCCCGAATCCTCCTGATATCAGCCTGGTCGAATCCGATCATCTCGAGGAACGTGTCCGTTTGCGCAAATCCTTCACGTGCGGAAGCGATCTTGATTGCCGCGTCAGCGGTTACTGCTACGGACGGCATCGCCGGGTTCCGGAAGTGCGCTACGACCTGCTTTTGTTCGTCTGTGAGGTCTTCCATGGACACGCCGTTAGCAATGGCCAGAGCCATCAGTGCGATGGTCCGAAGCGCATCCCCGTTGCTTTCGTTCAGTTGCTCTGCCATGTTGACCAGAGTCTGAGACTGCGCCAGTATCGCATCCGAGCTGGTCGGGTTTGCGTCATTGATGACCCCTGTATCCGTAACAGTCAGGCCTGTTGCCGCAGAGAACTGCGTCGCAAGCATCCGGAGCATATCAACATGCGGGGTGATATTCCCCTGCATCAGCTGCCCGAATGTAGGTTTTTCTCCGGTCTCCGGATTGGTCGTGCTCGCCAGGATGTTTCCGATGTACTGTCTGAACTTCTGATTGACGACCGCATCAAACTGCTGATCTGTTACGCCCAGCAGGTACTTCTGCGGAGTCGTGCTGAACTCCAGCCCAATCGTAGCGTTGGCCACGGTTCGGACGTATCCCTGTATCAGTCTGCGGATAGGCTCCTTGATCCTGGACTGCCCGAACGGCTTGGAGGCTGTCGGGTTGTAGATCAGCGGTTCCATCAGAGGCCGGCCCATAATGTGCCGGTGTTCCTCGGCTGACCATCTGTCATACTCGTCCTTACGGAGCACCCAGATTGCTTCGTCTGTATAGTAGTTGATCAGTGACGGCATCCAGACCGTGTTATCGTTATTCGGTGCTGTGTCGATGATCGCAAAACCATAATCGATGCGACCCTTTTCTCCGTTCCATACCGCGGCTGCTGTCTGCGCCGAATGAAATCTAATTTTGCATCCAATCACAGGATCAGCCGACAGCGTTGCGAAGGAGCATCCGATTTTTAGTTCCTCTCTACACGCTTTCGGATATTCGGCGACGAGGTTGTTGTCTCTGACGATCTGCTCCAGCTGCGCGTTCTCCATGCCGTTCAGGTCCACAAAGCCGTCGAACATCGAACGAGCCGCCAATACGTCAACCGTCTTGGTTCCCCATGCGCATCCGATCTCAAGCTTTCGCATACCATCCGGCAGTGCGATACCGAGATTGACCTCACCTAAAGACACGTGGCCGTCGTAGTATCTGTCCTTTATAGCGTTCTTCGCCGAACGCTCCTGGTATACCGTCAGAAGCTTGCGCAGCCTCTCCTGTTCAATTACATCCAGACCGGCGACTGCTGCCGGTTCGATAAGTATCTGCATCCTTTTGTCCTCATCCGATCCGCATCACTTTCGTCGGATCCCTCTTCGCTGTTTTCGCTCCATATAATGCAAGAGCGGCCGCTTCAATGGGGATCGAATTGTCCCCGCCGAAGCCGTAACCGCCCCCGATTTTCCTCTTAATCGACGTCACCGCGCTGTCCCGCAGGTCGGTCTGTTCCTTATACCAGGTAACTGACCGCTCATTGACTGCGTCCGTCAGCGTTCCGACCGCCGCTATCATCTCTTTGACTCCCGGTCTGATAACGGATCCTTTCATTCTCCAGGTCGGCGCTATCTTTTCGATCAGGACATCCACGCCGTTGCGTCCGTCTATCACTACGCAGCTCGCTTTGTCGTACCTGGCACTCAACCAGTCAGCAAGCCACTGTATCCCGATCCCGGTCGGCTGGCGCTCTATCATAGAGACCCTCGCCGGCCCTTCCTTCGGTATCACAGCCCCACACAGGCATACTTCCGAAGCATCTGCGGAGAACTTTACGCCATACGCGGTTTTCCCTTCCGGTTTCATCTCCATAGAACCGCACGCATCCCATACGTCAGCAGGAATCGCGTAATCCAGTTTTGTCACCACTACGGGAGTCCACCACCCGAGCCGCTCCCGGGCAAACATGTCTGGATCCATCTGCTCGCACTCGCCTTCGATGGTCGACTCCATGATTCTTCTGCCGAGCGCCGGGTTCGTGTCTGCCCACCGCCTCCGGTCCGTAACATCTCCGATTTCTGGCACAGAGAACTCGAACCATGAGGTCGTTTTCGTCTCTCCGGCGATGGCCTTGTCTCGGATTCCCCTGAACACCGTGCCGACGGCTGTCGGATCTGGAGGTGTGCCCACGTAAATGGTCTGCGGGTTCAGGCTGGCAGATATCGCCGGCAGAAAACTCGCCTGCTGGTTCTCGTCCAGTTCCTGAGCCTCATCGAATATCAGGAGATCCCCGTGCTGACCTCGTCCGCCGTTTCTGGTCCTTGCGAGGAACTTCACCCGAGCTCCGCTCTTAAGGATTATCTGCTCCCGACCGAGCGCGGTCTTTATGTCCTTCACGTACTTCCGGAGCTTCGGCGTATCGAAGAACCCAGCCATCTCCTCGAATGTCTCTGTAGATGTCTTCTGCAGGTGAGCCGTATAAAGCACCTGCTCGTTATACATCAGCATGCCGGCTTCCGCCCGACCTTCTACCAGACCGCTCTTGCCGTTCTGCCTCGCAACGCTTCCGCCGCAGGTCTGGCTGATCCACTTGCCCCACGGCGTCATGGCCATCCAGTCACACATCGCGTCGGCCTGCCACGGGTCAAGGACCATGCCGCCAGTACGGAGGATCCTCGCCGCGTCCATCCCGTCGGTCTGCCGGTACTCCGGAGCGACCCTAACGGACGGCTCCTGCTTTCCCAGTAGCTTCCCGCTCCGAGAGGATATCTGCGATGTCGTCGTCATTGCTGTCTGCTCCTTCTATCTCCTCGATCTCCCTTAATGTCTCTCGATACTGTCTCGATAACTGAGCCAAGTCCCTTGCGCCTGGCCTTTCGTCTATCTCATCCGCGAGTATGCGGAGTAGTTCCTTTAATTGTTCGAGGCGAGTGCCCTTGTTCACTATTTCAGTTAAGCCAAGCACGATAAAACCTCCTCGAACTCATCCGCCCATAAATCTCTTTTATACGAATTGCATATAGCGTGAGCGCACTGGACGTTATCCCATGTATGCGTTCCGCCATTAGCTAAAGCAACAATGTGGTCGACTGTCGGAAATAGCGGTCCGAACGTTCCCCACTCTCTGTCATTTGGGTCTGTCGGTTTCCCGCAGATTTGGCAAACATAGTTGTCTCGCTCAAAAACCTTTTGTCTCGTTACAGCGGGATCATAATAAGCGCCATACTTTCGACAGCGTTTCCTTATTGATTTTGTTTTCGGCTTCGCCTTTCGCCTGCACTTTTCCGAGCAATATGTCTGCGTTTGGTATGGCGAATAAAAAACGCCTCCACACGCTTTACACGTCTTAGGCGTTTTGTAATCTTCGACTGCAAGGAAAATCTGCAGCAGCTTTTCTCTCGCCTCTGATAGTTTACGGTTGTCTTCGCAATTATCGCAGCGAACGTTTTTCTGCCTGAATGTGGAGGATGCGCGTTCAATTATGCGCCCACACTTCTTACATTTTATTCGCACCCGCTTTGGATCAGTGGTTTTGCTCTCTATGTACTCGAAGCCCGGATGATTCTCATCACACTTTTTTCTGTGGGCTTCTACATAGTGCCAGCAATCACCATAAACACGTTTACCAATACACCCTCTTTTCTCGTCAGGGTGTTCTTTCCAATACTCGTTCGCAGCTGTGATATCAGAACACCCGATATGATATCCAACCGGGTATATGCCGAGCTTCCTAAACCTGCGTGGCAAGCTCTCTCGATGCATACCAAACTTCTCAGCAATTTCGCCAACGGTCATCGTTTTGCAAGCCTCGACGAGTTGAGTATCTGTCACCTTTGTTTGCGTTTGATTTTTGCCGTTGAGCCTACGCCCCGTAGCCTTTTCACCGCTGCGTTGCATAGCTCTGCATACCGTCCACTGGCTTATGCCAAGCTTCTCGCTGACCGCTCTTTGCGTGCCAAGTTCTCGATAAGTAGAGACAATAATGTCGTCGGAATATTGTTGTTTGCTCATGATTACTGCCTTTCGTAATCCGCCTAATAAAAAAGGCCCGGAAGGGAGTAGGCATCTCCCGTGTCGCGTTGCAATCGCTATCCGAGCCAATTTATTCAGTTGTGTGTGTAAATTCAGCTTGGTCGCCAGCCTCCGTGTGTACGTCGGCGCT